CGAAGACACCCTGCGGTCGATCACCGACCAGCAGATGCGCCAGGCCGTGGGCTGGTACTCCGGCAAGCTGTCCGCGCAGCGTCAAAAGGCGATGCAGTACTACCTGGGCGAAGCGTTTGGTGACTTGGCGCCTCCCGAGGTCGAAGGACGCTCGGCCGTGGTCAGTCCTGACGTGCGCAACACCATCGAGAGCATGCTTCCCCAGTTGATGGTGAAGTTCGCCGGCTCCGAGCAGGTGGTGTCGTTCGAGCCGCAAAAGCCCGGCGACGAGGCCAAGGCCGAGCAGGCCACCGACTACATCAACTACCTTTTCCATCAGAAGAACGACGGGGAGGGGATCACCTACCGCTGGCTGAAGGATGCGCTGCTGTCCAAGCGCGGCATCATCAAGGTGTGGTGGGACGACCGCCACGAGGACAAGCGCGAGGACTACCGCGGCCTGTCCGACGTCGAGCTGGCCGAGCTGATGGACGACGACGAGATCGTCATCACCGAGCAGGCCGCCCGCCCCGACGAGGAAGACCAAGAGCAGCGCGACGAGGCCATCAAGACCCTCACCCTGCAGCTCGAGCAGGCCAGCCAAGCCGCCGCGCAAGATCCGCAAGCCGCCCAAGCCGTGCAGCAGATCCAAGCGCAGATCGCGCAGATCCAGCAAGCGCCTCCCGTGATGGTCTACGACGTCACCTGCAAGCGCTCGACCAAGTGCGGCCAGGTCCGCGTGGACAACGTGCCGCCGGAAGAGTTCCTGATCAGCCGGCAGGCCAAGACCATCGACACCGCCGTGTTTTGCGCCCACCGCGTGGCGCGCACTATCAGCGACCTGAAGTCGATGGGCTACAAGAACGTCGACCAGATCTCCGGAGACGACCAAGCCACCAGCCTCAACGCCGAGCGCATCGAGCGCCTGAGCTACGACGACGAGATGGCCTACATACAGGCCGACACCGTGGTCGGCGCGGACCAAAGCCAGCGCGTGGTGTGGCTGACCGAGTGCTACATCCGGTGCGACTTCGACGGCGACGGCATCTCTGAATTGCGCAAGGTGCTGCGCGCCGGCAACCAGATCCTCGAAAACGAGATTGTCGACTGCGCCCCGTTCGTGAGCATCACGCCGGTGCCGATGCCGCACAAGTTTTTTGGGCTGTCTGTTGCCGATCTGGCCATGGACGCGCAGCGCATCAAGACCACCATCCTGCGCGGGATGCTCGACAGCCAGAACCTGGCGGTGAACGGCCGCTACTTCGCGGTGGACGGCCAGGTCAACCTCGACGACTTGCTGGTGTCTCGTCCTGGCGGCATCGTGCGCGTCAAGCAGCCCGGCGCCGTCGGCCGGCTTGAGCCGCTGGTCGGTGACTCAGCGCTCGGCATGGGGATGATGGAGTCGATGCAGGGCTTCCTTGAAGACAGCACCGGTTGGACCCGCTACAACAGCGGCACCGACGGCGACAGCCTCAACTCGACCGCCACCGGCGTCAACGTGCTGACCAACCGCGCCGACATGCGCCTGGACCTGATCGCGCGCAACTTCGCCGAAGGGTTTCGCGACCTGTTTCGCATGATGCTCAAGCTCACGAGTCAGTACACCGACAAGGAGCAGGTCATCCGCCTGCGTGGTGAGTGGGTCAACATGGACCCGCGCGAGTGGCGCAACGGATTCGACGTCAGCATCAACGTGGGCCTGGGCACCGGCAACAAGGACCAGCAGATCGCCCACCTCAACGCCCTGCTCGGGTTGCAGCAGCAGGGCCTGCAGATCGGCATCACGACACCCGAAAACGTCTACCAAGCGTCGTGCGAGCTGATCAAGGCCATGGGCTTCAAGAACGCCGACAAGTTCGTCAGCGACCCCGCCAAGGCCCCGCCTCAACCTCCAAAGCCCAGCCCCGAAGAGGTCAGCGCGCAGACCGCTTTGCAGCTCAAGCAGATGGACCTGCAGGCCGACGCCCAGAAGTTCCAGGCGCAAACGCAGCTAAAGCAAACCGAGATCCAGCTGCAGGCCGAGGCCAAGCTGCGCGAGATGCAGTCATCGCTCGAGGTGCAAGCCGCCAACGACGCACGCGATGCCGAGCGCGAGCAGCTTCGGGCCCAGATGGACGCTGAGCTGAAGGCCCAAGAAGCGCAGATGAAGGCCGCCATGGAGTCGCAGCGGCTCGAATTCGACCGCTACCGAGCCGAGCTGGACGCGCGCACCAAGATCGTCGTGGCGCGCATCGGTGCGACGGGCGAGCTGCCGCCCGATGTGAGCGTGGAAGGCGAGCCCATCCCTGACCCGGCTGATGTTCGACACGCCGACATGCAGTCCGCGCTGCTGGCCACGCTGCAAAACCTCACCGCGGCCGTTGAAGAGATGCGCCGCCCCAAGACCATCGTCCGCGGCCCCGATGGCCGTGCGCTCGGCATTCAGTAAGGACTAGACCATGGCCATTCAGTACAGCACAGCACACCGCACCGCGGCGATGGACGACCTCGTCACCAAATGCGGCACCTCGGCGACGATCAAGATCTGGACCGGCACCCAGCCGGCCACCTGCGCCACCGCCGACACGGGCACCTTGCTGGCCACGCTGACCGGCAACGTGACGCAGTTCGGCACCACCGCTTCGGGCGTGCTGACCATCAGCAATGTGACCGCGGGCACGGCCGGCAACACCGGGACCGTTGGGTACTTTCGGATCTACCCGTCGTCGGCCACCTCGACCAACGCGGTCATTCAAGGCACCGCCGGCACCTCGGGTGACCTGGTGCTGAGCAGCGGCACGATCAACTCGGGCAACACCGTGTCGATCACCAACGGCGCCACGATTACCGCCTTCGGGGCCTGATCTTGGACGTTTTCCTGATCGCTGGCGGCGTCATCGAGAACTGCATCTGCGCGGACTCCGTCGAGCGGGCGCAGCAGTTCTACCCTGGCCACACCTGCATCGAGCGTGCGGGTGATCTGACCCAGTACGGCCCCGGTGATCTGTACGACGGGGTGGGCTTTAGCAAGGCTCCGGTGGTGGTGCTGCCTCCCGGCCCCGTGACGAGGCTCGAGTTCCTGCGTAGTTTCACGGCCCAGCAGCGGATCGCTATTCGCGCAGCCAACGATCCGGTGATCGTCGATGCGCTTCAGTTGCTTGATCTGGCCGAGGATGTGAACCTGCAAGACCCCGACGTTGTGTATTTCGTCAACTACTGCGCTACGCAGGGATACATCACCCAAGCAGACGCTGATCGGATTCTGGGGGTGACGGTATGAGTTACGGATCGCCAGCGTTGAGGCAGCATATTGTTGAGTTCATTAGCGGCACAGGCGTTAAAACTGATGGCGTCACTGATAGCACATCCCCAAGTGGCCCTTGGACGTTTGTTGTGCCGAATGGTGTGGCGCAATTATTTGCCACTGGAACTGGCGCTGGTGGGGGTGGTAGCGGCGGGACAAACAACGCAACCCAATCAGGCGGAGGAGGAGGCGGTGGAAGTGGTATCGGAGCCCTTAATTTCCCGTTGTTGGTTCGCCAAGGGGCCAGCCTGACGGTGCTGGTTGGTGCGGGTGGGTCTGGAGGAACGCCAACCATCAGTCCAACAAACGGCGGTGACACAACTGTGGCTGGACTGCAAGCCAACACAGCGGGTCCGGGAACGGAATTCAAATTGTTTGGGGGTGGCTCTACGCCTACGTTTACAAGTGGGACTGGGCGTAACGGCGCTGCGGCAGGCGCAAATGCTCCAAACACTGTTGGCTTGGGTCTTGGAGGCGCTGGAGGCGCAGCAGCAGCAACGCCATCAAACGGATCAAGTGGTGCCGATGTCGGCTCAAATTTAGGTGGAACAGGCGGGGGCGGGGTGTTCTTTGGGCAAGGTGGTTGCGGCGGTGGGGGCGCCAGCACCACTCCCGCAACATCTGGAGCCAATGGGGGGGCGCGTAGTAATCGCGTGACGCCGGGAAGCCAGTATTCTTTAAGCAACTCTGGCAATGGCAATTCAACTGGGTCTATTAGTCAGGGAGGCGGTGGAATGGGTGGAGATAGCCTCATGGGTGGTGGCGGCTCCGGGGGAAATGGTGGCGTAAACGGTGGCAATGCGTCGGGGTACGGTGGCGGCGGCGGTGGCGGCGGCGGGTCAGCAAATGGCGGCAGCGGCACAAATGGTTATCTGGCGCTGACCTACTGGAGCCAAGACTAATCATGGCTATTACCGAAGCATTTGCTTTCTCCAACACCGTCAGCACAACTGAATTTGACCTGTGCAATAACAGCACAACCATATCTTCCCAGACGACTGACGGCATTTACCAAGCCTTTATTGACTTCAGCAACCTGACAGCCACAGAGTCCTACCAACTCAAAATCTATGAGAAGGTGCAGTCATCTGGCACTCAGCGACTTATCGACAACATGACCATCAGTGGTGTGCAAACTGAGCCTGTGTATGCAACGGCTGCGCTACTGCTGATGCATGGCTGGACGTACACGTTGACCAAATTGCAAGGTACTGACAGAGCGATTGCTTGGTCGATTAGACAGGTGGCCTGATGTGGTTCACGCCACTCTTACCCGGCGGCGCGGCCTTGGCCGCCTCGACGATCAGCCGCCCCAACTCAGACATCTCGGCGGCTGGCTGGCTGGGCGTGCCGGATGCGGCGCTGTACGCCAACATCGACGAGGCCACGCTTAGCGACACCGACTACATCGAAAGCCCCGCGCTGAGCCTGTCACCGCAGGCCACGTTCGGCCTGTCGCTGACGCTGGCCGCTGGCACCTACGACGTCGGAATCAGGGCGCAGTGGGTGTCGACATCGGGCCAGTTGCGCGTGGTGCTGCTGGACTCGGGCGGCACCTCCGTGGGGGCCAGCAGCTACCAAGCGCTGTCGTCGTCGCTGACGACCTACACGTTGCCGGTGACGACCACCGGAGCGGCCACGCAGGCCCGCATTGAGGCGACGGCATGACGATCAGCATTGAAGCGTCTGACGTGGGCCTGCGCCGCAGCGACGTCGATGACGTCGAGGGGTTGAAGCTGTTCGCTGTCGTGGTGGACACCGGCACGCATGGCGGGTACTTGGCCGGCCAGACCGACTGGCGCACGCTCGCAGAACTGCGCGACTACGCGCAACGCATCAACGACGCAGCCGACTGGCTGGAGGCACAGTAAATGGCAATCACCACGCTCGACCAGTATTTGGCCGCACCCTCACAGCGCGTGGGCGTCATCAAGACCGCTTCGGTCACCTCGGTGGCCCTGATGAGCACCCAGGTCTTGCAAGCCGCAGGCAACCCTGGCGCTGGTGTGCTGGCCGGCACCAACACCGCCAACGGCGTGGTGCCCACCGATGCGACCACCGGCTTTCCCGGCATCAACGCTTTCAGCGGCGCCAATACCGGCTACATCAGCAACATCACGTTCGGCTCGACCGTGCCGTGCCGCATCACCCTGTTCGATTGCCTATTCAAGGCGGGCGCCTATGCGTTCAACGCAGCCACCACGCTGGCTTCGCAGCCCAGCTACAGCTCGCGGGTCATCGGCGGCACGGACTTCACCAACACCGAAATCTGGATCGAGGCCGTGACCGCCTTCACCGGTAACCAGTCGATTGCCATCACCTACACGAACCAAGCCGGCACGACCGCGCGGACGACGGGAACCATTGCAACGGGCGTGGCCCCCATCGTTGGCCGGATGCTGCAGTTGCCACTGCAAGCAGGCGACACCGGCGTGCAGAAAATCGAGTCGGTGACGAGTACCGTCAGCACGGTCGGCACGTTCAACGTGCTGGTGTTGCGCCGTTTGTGGTCGGGTCGCGTGATCGCGGCCAACTTCGGCGACGTTCACGACTTCCTCAAGACCGGCATGCCGCAGATCTTCGCCGACTCCGCGCTGATGCCGATCGTCCAACCAGACTCGACGGCCACCGGCATTTTCGAGGTCGTCGCCGAAATCATCAACGGCTAACTCATGGCCGCCAATCCGTTTCGCCGAGCGCCGAGCGGCAGGCTTCGCGGCGCTGATCTAGTCCGCAGTCGGCTCGGCAGCGATGCCGCGCCTGCGATTGCGAACGGGTTCTTCGAGGCGGTCGGCGTTCGGGTGTCGTGGCTGGAGATCGCGCCGGGCGCCTCTTCGGCCGTCAGCGGCACGCTCAGCAAGACCGACGGCACCGACACCTACAGCCTAGCCGGCAGCGTCGTGGCGGGTGCGGTCACCGGCACGCTGTCGGTCGCCGACGGCGCCGATGCGGTCAGTCTGGCCGGCACGCTGGCCGTCACCTCGACGCTGTCCAAAACGGACGGCACCGACGTCACCAGCCTGGCCGGTGTTGTCGACTCCGGCGCGGTCACCTCGACGTTGTCGGTCACCAATGGCACTGACACGCTGTCGCTCGCCGGCACGGTGGCGCTCGCCGGAACGCTGAGCGTCACCGACGGCACAGACGTCTACAGCTTGTCCGGCAGCGTGGTGGCCGGGGCGGTGTCGGGCACGCTGTCGAAGACCGACGGCACCGATGTCGTGAGCCTGGCCGGCTCGGTGAGCTTGTCCGGCGCGCTCGCCAAGACGGACGGCGCTGACATCACCGCGCTGGCCGGTGTGGTCGACAGCGGCTCAGTCACCGGCACGCTGGGCGTGACCGACGGGCCGGACCTGTTGATCGCCTCGGGCTCGACGGGCAGCACCGCGGCCGGTGGCTACGACGACGACAAACCAAGGCGCAAGAAGCGCTTTGTGGTCGAGCAAGACGGCAAGCTGCTGGTGTTCGGCAGTGCGCGTGCTGCGGTGGAAGCACTCGGCCAGCAAAAGGCCATTGACGCGGTGGCTGTTGAGCCGCCTGCCGATGAAGTGGCCGAGGTGGTGGCCGAGATCAGCCTGCCGGCCGTGCAGGCCTATGCCGAGGTGCGCGGGCTGGTGGACGACTACCAGGCCGCGCTGCGCAACCGTCACTACCTGGCGCTGATCGCCATGTTCCGCGACATGCGCGACGAGGAAGACGTGGAACTACTACTGATGCACGCATGAGCACACTCGAGCAGCGGCTGTACCTGGGCGACCGGGCCAAAGAGGTCATCGAAAACGAGGTGTTCGTTGACGCCTTCACGCAAATTCAAAACGAGGTGATTGAGCAATGGACGAACAGCCCAGCAAGGGACGCGGAAGGCCGCGAAAGACTGTGGACCTACCTGCAGATGTTGAAGCGCTTGCAGGCCCAGCTGCAGCAGACGATGGAGTCGGGGCAGTTGGCCAGGATCGACCTCGAGCACAAGCGCGGCCTGATGGACCGCGCGCGTGGGATGTTTTCGTCACCAGGGTGATTGACGCCACGCACAGCCGAGGGCGCAGCTTCACGACGGTGTTTCACCCGGCGCCCGAGGCTGACGTGATCAGCGGCGCCTGGGACATTGAGGTCCGCACCGGACCCGAGCAGATCTAGCGGAAGGGCAACCCGCATAGACAGCCACCTTCGGGTGGCTTTTTTGTTGCCAGTTGTGCATGCGGCATCGTCGAGAGACGCCCCGCGGGAGAGTGAATTTGGACAATCCGACACCGGAATCCAGCCTGAATGCAGACGCCGCGGCCGATGCAATTTCCAACCTGTTCAACCCGGTCGAAGAAGACCCCGACCGCAAGCTCATCGAGGCCCTTGAGCCCGACGCGACGGCAGAGCCTGAGCTGACCGCCGAGGTCGACGAGCCGGACGACCCCACCGTCACCGTCAAGATCGACGGCAAGGAAGTTGAGGTCAGCCTCTCCGAGCTGAAGAGCAGCTACCAAAAGGACAAGGTCTCGACCGAGCGCTTCATGCAGGCGGCCGAGACACGCAAGCAAGCGGAGGCGGAGATCGCCCGCACGCAGCACGAGCGCCAGACCTACATCCAAAACCTGCAGCGCTTGCAGGTCCAAGACGAGGCCGCACTCGCGCAACAACAGAACATTGACTGGTCGGCGTTGCTCAAAAGCGACCCGGTGGAATACCTCGAGCAGCAGCGCCTCGCCTCCGAGCGACAAGCCAGGCTGAACCAGGTCTACACCGAGCAGCAGCGCATCGCCGCCCAGCTTGAGGCCGAGGGCCAATCGCAGCGCGCCAACTACCTCCAGCAGCAGCAAGAAGAGCTTCTTGCCAAGTTGCCGCAGTGGAAGGACACCGCGAAGGCCTCGGCCGAAAAGGCAGCCCTGCGTGACTACCTGCTCCAAGCAGGCTACGACGGGGAGACCGTGGGACAGCTAGCCGACGCCAAGGCGGTCGTGATCGCCAGGAAAGCCATGTTGTACGACCAGATGGTGGCCAAGGCCTCGGCCGCCACCAAGAAGGTGTCCACGCTGCCAACCCGAGTCGAGCGCCCTGGTGTGGGTGAGAGCCCGCAGATGGACCGCCGCTCGGCCGCCTACCAAAAACTGAGCAAGTCCGGTCGTGCGGAAGACGCCGCCGCCTTGTTCGCTTCCATACTTTAACGAAAGGACACAGCCATGGCTGCGCCAACCAATACCCTCGTTTCCAGTACCGCCATCGGTAACCGGGAAGACCTCACCGACATCATCGACCGCATCAGCCCGACGCAAACGCCGACGCTGAACATGGCCAGCAAGGCCAAGGCCACCAACACCTTGCACGAGTGGCAAACGCAAGAACTCGCCGCCGTGGCCACCACGCCGTTCAACGCGCAGGCCGAAGGCGACGACCTGACCGCCAAGTCGGTCACCGTCACCGTTCGCCTGACCAACCGCACGCAGATCTCTGCGAAGAAGGTGGTGGTGTCCAACACGCAGCAGGCCATGAACCCGGCCGGCCGCAAGGACGAGCTGGCCTACCAGCTGAGCTTGGCCTCGCTCGAGATCAAGCGCGACATGGAAGCCGGCCTGACCCAGTCCGACGTGCTGGCCACCTCGCCGCGCCAGTCGCGTGGCCTGCGTGGTTGGGTGGTGGACAACGTCAACCGCAACGGCGGCACGCTGGCCTCCTACACCGGCAACACCGGCTACACCGCCGGCACCCAGCGCGCCTTCACCGAGGCGCAGGTCAAGGACGTCTTGCAACAGGTTTTTGCTGCCGGCGGCGAGCCCGACATGATCATGCTGCCGCCTGCGGCCAAGCAGACCTTCTCGGGCTTCACCGGCAACGCGACCCGCATGGACAAGTCGGAAGACGCCAAGCTGTACAGCGCGGTGGATTTCTACGTCAGCGACTTCGGAACGCTGCAGTGCGTCCCCAACCGCTTCATGGCCGCACGCGACGTGTTCGTGCTGCAGTCGGACAAGCTGGCGGTGGCCTACCTGCGTCCGTTCCAGACGTTTGATCTGGCGACCACGGGTGACGCCTTGCAGCGCGAGTTGGTGGTCGAGTACACGCTCGAGTGCCGCGCGCCCAAGGCCCACGGCGCGATCTACGACATCCTGTAAACCCTGACGGGGGCCTCGGCCCCTGTCTTTGATTGGAGTAACACCATGTCAGTAGATATTCAACAGCAACCCGACGGCTCGATGCGCCTGGTGGGCGTGGACGGCGGCTCGCTGAGCGGTTTTCAGTTGACGGCCAACCCGTACATGGCCACCAGCGTCGACATGACGATCTTCACCGCCACGCGCGCTTGCGTCGTGACCGGCATCACGGGTCGGGTCGACACCGCCGGCACCGATGCCAGCGCTGTCACGGCGCAGGTCCGCAAGGTGCCCACCGGCACCGCGCTGACCGGCGGCACGGTGCTGCACACGGGCACCTACAACCTCAAGGGCACCGCCAACGCCAACCAGCCGCTCACGCTGTCAACCACGGACGGCGCTTTGCGCTTGGCCGCGGGCGACTCCATCGTGATCGACTTCACCGGCGTGCTGACGGCTGCGGCCGGGTGCATCAGCGTGACGTTGGCGCCTCTTTAAGACGCCGCTCGTCCCAGTCTCACGGGGCCCTTCGGGGCCCCTTTTTTTTGATCTCTTAACGCCGAGATGGCGCTGGAGTTTTTACATGGCTCAAACATTTCACGCCGGGGTGACCATTGTCACGACCGGCTTTTCTGCAGCCACCGGCGCGGCCTCGGCGGCCACCGCCATCCCCAACGCCTCATCTGGCCTCGCACCGAGCTACATCCGCGTGGCCGCTCGCAACGAGTGCTACGTCAAGCTGGGCCTGAGCGGCGTGACGGCCACCACCAACGACATCTTGGTGCAGCCGGCCGACTCGATCTACCTGCAAGTGCCCAAGGGCCTCACGCACATCGCCTACATCCAGGGCACGGCGGCCGGCCAGATCAACGTCACTTCGCTGGAAAACAGCTGATGCTGCGCACCGACATCCAAGCCGCACCGGGGGTGGTGACCACCGTGGCGCTCGAGGACGGCGCGCTGCACACCGGCACCACGCAGGACTGCACGCCCTACGCCGAGCGCGCCCAGGCCATGCACAAGGCAGGGCGCTTCGGCTCGTCCGACATGCGCCTGGCGGCCTCGGTGCCGGTGGTGCTGGTCGAGAAGTACTGCAACGACAACCACATCGGGCTGCAGGACTTGGCGCGTGATCAGGCGCATCAGCGGCGCTTCCTGAACGACCCGGCGCTGGCGCATTTCCGCGTCTGGAAGGGGCAGATCTAAATGGCGCTCGCCACCTACTCTGACTTACTGGCCAGCGTGGCCGCGTGGCTCAACCGCTCGGATCTCACGGCCGTCATCCCCGACTTCGTGAGCTTGGCCGAGGGCCGCATTGCGCGCGACCTGCGCTTGCGCAAGCAGGTGGTCAACACCACACTGAGCACGGTGGCCGGCACGCAGGCGGTGACGCTGCCGTCTGACTTCCTTGAGGCCGAAAACCTCGTCGTCACGAACACCAGCCCCGCCGGCGCGCTGTCGGTGGTGACGCCCGAGTACCTGGACCGCAAGTTCCCGGAGAGCGCCAACTACACCGGCCAGCCGCTGGTCTACACCATCATCGGCGACACGCTGGTGTTCGGCCCCACCCCCGACGGCGTCTACACGGTGGACATGAGCTACTACCAGCGCTTCACAGCGCTCGCCACAGCGTCCACCAACTGGTTGCTGACCAACCACCCGGCGGTCTACCTCAATGCTTGTCTCGTTGAGGGCTCGGCCTACCTGATGGACGCCGACAAGGCACAGGCCTACGAGTCTCGCTACCAAGCCGCCATCAACGACCTGCAGTTCCGTGACGACGCCGCGCTGCGCTCGGGCTCGGCCATGAGGGTGCGCGCGCTGTGACCCCGCTGCTCGGCTTTTCTCCTGACCTGGACCCGATGACGCCGGGCGTGCTCACCGACTGCGTGATGACGATCCCGTTTGAGGCTGGCATGAAGGGCGCACCCAGTGCCGCGACCACCGGCGTCACCGCACTGGCGGCGACCTGCCAGGGCTCGGCTGTGGTGTCGGACCTGTCGGGCTCGAGGCGCTTTCTGGCCGGTACGGCCAGCAAGATCTACGAGTGGGACGGCGCCACTTGGAACGACCGCTCGCGCGCCGGCAGCTACACCGCCGGCACCGAAGACCGCTGGGTGTTCATCCCCTACGGCAACTCGACCATCGCCGCCACGCCCACCGCCAAGATCCAGCGCTCGACAAGCTCAGGCACGGCCTTCGCCGACATCGCCGCAGCACCCCAGGCCAAGTTCCTTGAGCAGACGCTGGGCTTTGTGATCGCGTTTTCGACGATAGACGCGACCTATGGGCCCAGCCCGGATCGCTGGTGGTGCTCGGCGCTCAACGACGAGACCGACTGGACCCCAGCCATCTCCACCCAATGCACCACCGGCCGGCTGGTGGGCGGCTCGGGCCCGCTGCTGGCCACCCGGCGCTTTGGCGACGACATCGTCGTCTACAAGCTGCGCTCGATGTTCGTCGGCCGCTACGCCGGCGCGCCGTCGGTGTGGGACTTCCGCCAAGTGTCCAACGACGTGGGCTGCGTGGGTCAAGAGGCGGTGGTCGACACGCTCATCGGCCACATCTTCGTCGGCGCCGACAACGTCTACGTTTTTGACGGCACCACGCCCAGGCCACTCGACGGCTCGCTGGCCATTCGCAACTGGCTGTTCGCCGACATGAACCCCGACTATCGGTTCAAGACC